CGACAAGGAAAAGTGGCCGGAAGGCGGCGTGCAATACCGCTGCGCCGAGTGCGGCTGCCTTGACAACGAATACCGCTGGAAGAAGAACAGCCTGCAAGGAAAGTGGCACGCAGAACACCCGGAACGGTCTGTGCGGGGCTTCCACATGAACAAGATCGGCTCCACCCTCTGCGGGTGGGACAAGATCGTGGAGGACTTCATTGCTGCTGACTTGGATGCACAGCGCGGCGACTACGAGAAGATGCAGGTCTTTGTGAACACTGACCTTGGCTTGCCGTGGGAAGAACCGGGCGAAACGGTGGAAGCAAACAACCTGCTGGATCGCCGAGAGTTCTACGAGGCGGAAGTGCCGGACGGCGTGGTGTACCTGACAGCCGGTGTCGATACGCAGGACAACCGCTTTGAGGCGGAAGTCGTGGGCTGGGGCATCGGCAAGGAAAGCTGGGGCATCCGGTATCAGCGCATCTACGGCGACCTGAAACGTGGGCAGGTCTGGGCAGATCTGGACGATTTCCTATCAAAGACTTGGAAAAAGAAGGACGGCACGGAACTGTCCCTGCGGTGTGTCTGCATGGACAGCGGCGGCCACTTCCCGGATCAGGTCATACGGTTCTGCAAAGAGCGCGAGGAACGGCACATCTGGCCCATCAAAGGCCGTGGCGGTATGGATGTGCCATACCTGCGCAACCCCACAAAGAACAACCGCGTAGGCGGCGAGCTGTTTACGCTGGGCGTTGATACCGGCAAGAACCATGTCCTTGCCCGGTTGAAGGTGCTTATCAAAGGCCCGAACTACTGCCACTTCCCGGCGGCAGAGGATGCCGGGTATGACGAAAACTATTTCAAGATGCTTACTGCGGAGCACAAGGTCACACGCTGGAAGTCTGGCCGCAAGGTGGAGCGGTGGGAGCTGAAAGACCCGGCACAGAAACGTAACGAAGCGTTTGACGTTCGGAATTACGCAACGGCGGCGCTGGAAATCAGCAATCCCCCCGGTTTGGAGATCCCCGGAGAGGAAGCACCACGCCAGACCGCACCGCGCCAGTACCGCAGAAGAAGATCAGGAGGTATCTAAACAATGCCGATCATCTCAAAAGAAGCCGCGCAGCGGCATCTTGATATGTGGATGGAAGCAGAAGCTGCTGTTTCGACAGGGCAAAGCTACCAGATCGAACAGATGATGCTGACCCGTGCCAGTTTGAAACAGATCCGGGAGAGCATTATCTTCTGGGAAAAGAAAGTAGCCGAAG